CCTCGGCCTCTTCAAGCGTCCACACCGGTACGTCGATAACCGCGACGTTCTGTTGCGGGTAGTCAGGATTGCGCATGGCTTCAGCCTTCTTCCAGTCACGGAAGATTGCGACAACTTGAAGCCGGTCTACCTGGATGCCGTTCTTGTGCGCGAGCCAACGCAGGCAGTTGAGCTGCTTCTCCCAGGACTCATCGCCGCCTGCCTTCCAGACCGAGCAGACCTTCCAGTCCTGCATCAATCCGTTCTCGACGTGACAGCGGTCGAACTGTCCGCTTACGCGCCAGCCTTCCATGTCAGCGAACAGGCGTTGCTCGACCAGGGCGTCGGTCTGGGCGCGCTCGAGGACCGTGTGCATACACTGACCCATGAGCGCCCAGGTCATCTCCGAGACGTCAACGACCACGAGGTCCTTGTACTTCTTGCCGAGTACCCGCCGGCGAGGCGAGTCGATCAGCTTGGTCACGGAGATGTCGCCGCCACCGGTGTACGGATCGTTCTTGATCGCGTTGACGAACGCGTCAGGCAGGCCGTGTACGTTGGTGAGGTTGGCCATTACCAGTCCACTTTCGCGCCACCGTTACCGCCGCCCTGGCCACCGCCATTGCGACCGCCGGAGTACTTGCCGTCGTCCATCTTCAGCATGCCGCTCTTGAACGGGTTGCCGTTCTTGCTCACGCGATGCCACAGGGCGACCTGGTACTTGGTGCCATCAGGGAAGGTGACGGTCCCGGTCTCTTGCGGGGCCTTCGGATTGGTGGCTCGGTTGTTGTCGAAAAGAACGATTTCGATCTGGTTGTTGTAGGTAGCGGACATTCAGTTACTCCTTGGTCTGCTGGGTTGCTTCGGATGCCTTCTTCTGGAGGCGGGCAATGACTTCCGCTGTCTTGGCCAGCGGGAGGTCGTTGATGGATTGGAGGTCGTAAGCCGCGGCGATGGACTCGAGCTTCACGCCGGCCACCTCAGCGAGCTTGGTGATGCTGGCGAGCTCGTCGGCTCCAATCTTCTTGACGGTCTCAGGGACGGGCTTCGGCGGGGCCTGGACAGGCTTGCGCACCTGGGGAGGGGCGGAGGTAGCGGCATTTCCGTCGTCGTCTTCTGGCGCGATTCCACACGCCGCCATGAGGCTGTAACGACGGGCATAGGTCAGCGCAGATCCGTAGCCCTGCGCGTCATGCTTCGAGGCGGGGACGTGCAGCTTGCCGGCGCTGAAGGTCTCGCCGCTTTCGTGGATGAACATCGTCTCCACAATCACGCCGCTATCACATTCATGGGTCTGTTGGATTAACGCCACACCGTTGTCGTTGAGCGAGTCGATGACCGCCTCGACACACGCTGCCAGGTCGGCATAGCGGCTCTTGAAATGGGGGTTGCTCGAGGTCTTAAGGGCGGCGCCGAACCCTTTCTGCGCCTTGACCAAGGCTGATGCTATCTTCTGCATAGTGCTCCTGAGAGATTGTTGATGGTAGATTTTGTGCCGAAATGCTGCGTGTCGCTTGAATCTCGGTGGAGTGGATTGTAGCGATACGTTTGCTTAAGAGGCGTTAGGGATTTCCCTAATAGATTTCGTACTTCGGCCAGGGATAATGAAGGCCGTCAGTGCCAGGTGTGTGCTGATGTACGCCGGACCAAATCGTATTGAAATGATTCGATCTGGTCTAGACCATATCAATACTCTTAGAACTTCATAATTACTCGAAGAGTAATCACCGAAGTCCAAAGAACTACGTAGGAGCTCATGAAAAATTTTTCAGACTTCGGGATCGACCTGAACGGTAGGTCCGGAGAAGAGGTCAAGACGACCTGTCCGCAGTGCTCACACACGCGGAAGAAGAAGAACTACCCGTGCCTGAATGTGAACACCGAGAAGGGTGTATGGCACTGCCACCATTGCGGGTGGTCAGGTGGTCTCGGGTCTGGTGTGATCAACCGCTCGGCTCCTCCGAACCGACGCGTCTATCACCGCCCTGAGTTCAGACCTGCGGTTCTGTCAGATAACGCCATCACGTTTCTGACAAAGCGCGGTATCACCACCGACGTACTCATCCGCAACCGCATCGCGCTCGAGAGAGTGTGGATGCCTCAGATCGAGGAAGAGGTTCAGGCGATCGCGTTCCCGTACTTCAAGGCTGGCGAGATCGTCAACGTGAAGTATCGCGACAGTCAGAAGAATTTCCGTCAGGTAGCAGGGGCGGAAAAGATCGTCTACAAGTACGACGACATCGCCGAGATCACGATTATCTGCGAAGGGGAGATGGATGCACTCTCCCTCGAGGTGGCTGGTTTCCGCAACGCCATCTCAGTTCCCGATGGGGCGCCTACCCCGGAATCCAAGAACCTCGAGCTCAAGTTCGAGTTCCTGGATGACGAGCGCTTCGACCAGGTCAAGCAGTTCGTGTTGGCGGTGGACAACGATGAGCCTGGCAAGAAGCTGGAAGACGAGCTCGCCCGTCGTCTCGGTCGTGACAAGTGCATGCGTGTCACGTGGCCCGAGGGCTGCAAGGACGCCAACGAAGTCCTGATGCGACACGGCGCAGAGACCCTGCGTCACTGCATCGAAGACGCCAAGGCGTTCCCGGTTGAGGGTGTGTTCTCGATCTCTGACATCGAGGACGACATCAACAACATGCTCGAGTTCGGGATGATCAAGGGCGAGCCCACAGGGTGGGACTCCGTCAATGGTCTCTACACCCCGGCGCCTGGTCAGTGGACGTTGGTCACCGGGATCCCCTCGATGGGCAAGTCCGAGTGGCTCGACGCCCTGGCGGTGAACATCGCAGAGAACGCCGGCTGGGTTTTCGGCGTGTGCTCACCGGAAAACCAGCCGATCTCTTGGCATGCCGCCAAGCTGATCGAGAAGCGCATGAACGAGCGCCTGGTAGCTGGCCGTGTGAACCAGGCCAGGTTCCACGAGGCGAAGGCGTGGCTCAACGAGCACTTCCATTTCATCATGCCCGAAGAGCCCACGCTCGATTCGGTCCTGGCGAAAGCGAAGGTGTTGGTCCGCCGCCACGGTATGAAGGGTCTGATCATCGACCCGTACAACGAGCTCGATCACACCAAGCGCAAAGATGGCGTGAACGAGACCGAGTACGTCAGCACCTTCCTTACCCAGCTCCGCAAGTTCGCTCGCGAGAACAGCATCCATGTCTGGCTGGTGGCGCACCCCGCCAAGCTGATGAAGGAAAAGAACGGCGAGTACCCGGTGCCCGATGGGTACACCGTCTCAGGTTCGGCTCACTTCTACAACAAGGCCGACAACATCGTCGCGGTTCATCGTGACGTGCGTAATCCCCAGGCGCCTACCGAGGTCCACGTCCAGAAGATTCGCTCTCGCTGGCTTGGTCGTCGTGGCACGGCGTTTCTCCAATGGCAGAGCAACAGCGGCAGGTTCCGTGAGTTCGATGGGGCGTACTCGCCTCCGTCAGCGGCGCAGTACCAGGCAGCAAAGGACGGCGAATGAACGCAGAACATAAACGATTGGCAACCATGCTGCTCGGGCACTACGCCAAGGGCGGTCAGATCACAGTTCAGAACGAAGTCTCTGACGGTCTGATCATGGCGATCAAAGACCGGGTAGATCTCGTCGCTGAGATCCGCAAGCAGCTTGCTCAGAACATCGGCGTGGAGCTGATGAAGAAGTCTCGCATCCAGTGGACTGACTCAATGAATTCGTACGGCAAGACGTACCGCGCTGACGCCTGGATTTTCACGCCCGAAGAGATCGCGGAGCTGGTCATCAACTGCTACGAGGCAGGGCTTCGTTCGCAGGAGGTGAACCTGTGAACCAACGCAACCGACAGTTCCTCGACCTCGCCCGTGACCAGCGGTGCGTGATGTGCGGCAACCAAGACGGCACGACCGTCGCCGCGCACAGCAACCTGCCCGAGCACGGAAAAGGGATGGGCATCAAGGCAGACGACTGCATGAGCGCATGGCTCTGCTATCGCTGCCACACAAATCTCGACCAGGGCGGAGAGATGAGCAGGGCAGACCGCAGGGATTACACGCTGACCGCGATCTGCAAGACATACCAGGAAATGTGGCGTCAAGGATTGATTGGAGTAACGAAGTGAGCACTACGCAGGAAAACCTGAAACAGGTCAAAGAGGAAGCCAACAACATTCTGAAAACTCTGTCGGCGGTGAAGGGTGACAGGTATGCGGAGACCGTGCGTGTCCTGCTGCTGTGCAAGCAGCTCGCTGACATTGGCGGAATCATGTGCGAAGAGATCGATGCACACAACGAGGCGATGGCCAAGGCTTGCGCGTTCGGCATGTCCCAGTGCTTGACCACACTGGCCATAACACTTCGCACCGTCAGTCAGTCCACCGATGACGACTGGAACTCCATGATGAAGGACTCGACCGCAATCATCGATAGCATCGGCGGACTCATGCGACAGGCGGTTGACGCTGGTCGTGATGGAAAGAGCTTCGGAGGCACGGACTAATGATCGACACACACATCACCCTGCCTGGGTCGAGAGACTTCAGCTTGCCGAGCTCGACATGCTCGAAGTGCGGCAACGAGAAGACCGGAAGCGATGGCGTGTACATGGGGCAGAAGTTCATCTGCGGAGTGTGCTGGCGTCGTCATGCCACCCGTGGATACGGGGCAGCAGGGAGCAGGAGCAAGAAGTGAACACTGGAAAAGTTGTAGCGAACGCAGGCTCACATCGCATCATGTACGCTTTGTCGTTCGGTCCAGCCCCGAGCAAAGAGCTCAAGGTAATCGCAGGCGCCATCAACAGCGTCAGCCGATTTGATGGTGAGTACATGGCGCGCCTGGTGAGCAACGGCTTTGTCCGTCGCCACGAGGGGGACCGCTGGGCGTTGACCAAGCGTGGACACGAGAAGCTCCAGGAGCTCGGCCCTTGCCGCGGCCTGCGTCCCCGCCGTGCTCCGCCGCCCCAGCTCCAGGCTGTCATCGACCGCCCCACCTATAACCCGTCCGACGAGAAGCCGCTGCCCATGCGGCCTGGCTCTGAGGATTTTCTCAAGTACCCGAGTCGTATGGGCAACACCCTGTACTACCGGGATGGCCGAATCGAATTGATTGGAGAAGACGATGGACATTGAAGAACTGCTCGAGCGGTATCGCCAGCTCGCAGACAGGTACGCGCCCGCCCGTGCGCAACGTGAGTACCTGGACGAGTACAAGAAGTCGATGCTTGCCCTGCTGATGAAGGACGCAGAGCGCGCCGGCTACAACTCAGGCGTGGCGCAAGACCGTGAAGCCAGGGCCAACGACAAGTACCTTGAGCTCCTGGACAACCTTAAGACCGCCGTGTTTGAGGAAGAGAAAATCCGCTACCACATGAAGGCAACCGAGTGGGAGATCGAGATCTGGCGTACCAAGCAGGCCAACGAGCGTGCAGAGCGGAGGGCGTATGGAGCGTAAGTTCACCGAGCGAATCATCACCGAGGCCAAGTGGTTCGGCATGTTCTGTCGCTGGAACAAAGACGATGAGAAGTTTTGCCTGACGGTGCCGACTACCTGGGAGGAAGTCGAGAAGGCGTTCGAGCTGGTAGCGCAGGCTCAACGTGAGCATGACGCAGCGATCGTGAGGTCGTTCGACAACGGTAGTGCAAACAGCGTGGCAAAGATCGTGGCGCAAAAGATTTTGGAAGGAAGTGGTAATGAATTGGTGTGACCGTTCTCTCTGGCAGTGCCGGTACAACTTCGGGCTTTGCCTCAGCGAGAAGGAGTTTCAGAAGCAGATGAAGGCGATGAACGTGCCGCCGCATCAGTGGCCTCGCTGGATCAGCGAAGAGGCCAATGCAACAACCCACTTCCTCGACCATCCCGATGGCGCCAAAGCGGCGATCGTCTGCATCGACAAGACCCCTGAACGGACTGGAGTCCAGGTTGCTGCGCTCCTAGTGCATGAGGCTGTGCATATCTGGCAGGAGCACCGGGATTCCGTGGGCGAGCACGACCCGAGCGCGGAGTCTGAGGCGTACGCCATCCAGGCCATCTCTCAGCGGCTGATGGAAGCGTATGCGAAGGGGGCGGTATGACACCGACGCCCAGGCTCCGCTTCGTTGAGCGTGAGGTCGAGCTCAGCTCGTTCTACCGTACGGTGGACGCAGACGGCACGATGAGGCGTGGAACGATTCAGCAGCGGGTATTGCAACAGTGGTTCGAGCGTGAACCGTTCACGACCTACGGCCCGGAAGGCGAGTGGCGTGACGTACCAATCGGAGAAGAACGATGAGCTCATGGCTGATCGCAATCATCGGCGTCGTGTACGCCATCGTCGCAGCAGATCTGTTGCGCAAGGGAAACACCGGACTTGGCATTGCCTTCGTGGGTTACGCGATCGGCAACATCGGGCTGACTATGGAGGCAATGAAGTGAAGAAGGACTGGGGATCGGTAACGATCAAGATCATGAAAGCGCTCGAGGAGCACGGCGAGATGACCCGCCACGATATTGGCGAGGTGATCGGCTCGGATCGTATGTACATCAGCGCCATCCTGACCAGGATGACCAAGGCTTGTAAGACGATCCCGAAGCGCATCTATATCACCCGGTATGTGTACGACCAGGAGGGGCTGCGCCGCTATCCCCGACCGGTGTACGCCGTGGGAGATAAGCCTGACGCCAAGAGGCCGAAGGCAGATCCGAAAGCTAACCGCCGCAGGTACGACGAGAATCTGAGAAAGCGACTGACAGGGATCAGCGTGTTCCATCTGGGCATGACACGGAACCAGTACCAGGCATTACGAAAGGCAGCATGATGGACGAGAACAAAAAGATGGAGGTGGTGTTTGCACCAGGTTGCTTCGATGACTTCCAGGGCACACCGGAAGAGCTCGCTGAGCTGATCGCAAAGATCCACAAGATGGCGGATTCGGGCGAGATCTTCGAGAACGCTCGGCCTTTGTCAGAGGAAGAGGCGGCTGAGTTCTTGGCCAAACAAACGCAGACGAGGCAGTGATGGGGAAGATCAACAGTCGAGCCAAGGGGGCGGCGGGGGAGAGGGAGTTTTGTAAGGCGCTCGGTGAG